AGATGCTACTTTCCTAACCGAATGACCCCCATCACGTATTTGCACAATCGCACTATCGAGTCGTTCAAACGCTTCAAGATCTGGAATATACCATCCTGCACCTTTTGAATCGACAGAGTGATCATAGCCCCAAGGCTTTCTGCCCACTGCTTTAACTTTTGTACGTGTTGCATTATCCCTCCGTTTGGTCATTGTCTTCCTCAAGAGGCGGTAATATTACTACAGCAGAAGTAGCACCTTTATGTTCTATCTTCTCTGTCTTAACAATACCTGCTCTATCTAGAATTTCTTTTGCTGCTGCAAGTCTCTCACGATTACCTAGTGCGCTAGGATCATCAAGAACGCCAGACATAGACAGCACCGCTTTAGGTGCATTAGCAGCCAGCATATTTTCTGCACGTTCTATAATTTCTGATTTAAGTGTGCGTATAAGTCTAGCAGGATACTCTGTTGATGCATACCCTGCAATATTCATAGCTTGGCGAAAGTTACCATTAGCCTCACCAAACAATGCATTTAAGAATGTTTCTTGCTGTTCGGTCATGAGTAGCCTTTCTTATACATCCCACCTCTTTTAGTGAAACCACCTTCTCTCATGCCATACTTTTTAGCAACAGCACCACCTTTACGTAGGTTCATTTCTTCTTCCATCTCTTGTTCAGCTATTTCTTTATCAGTACCCATAAATTTACTCATACCTTCATCAGTAGAATCTATGGTAAACCTACCAGACTTGCGTACACCTTGCTCAAGAGGTTTTAATGTTTCTTTAGGTTTATTAAGTTGGCTTTGTTGTCTTCTAGTTTCACCTTTTAACTCATTTACTATTTTTTCACCAATACCTTTATCTTCTTTTTGAGGGTTTGTATTAATAGGTTTAACACTACCAGATTTTTCGCGTAACTTACCTGCTCGTGGGGAATAACCTGCTGATTTTTTTGTTTTAGGAGATGAACCAGATGAACCAAAATCACTAAAATCTTTTTTATCGCTTATTGGTCTAGTAAGAGCTTTCTTCTGTAATTGAAGCTCTTTTAATTTTTCTCTATATTTTTTTGTCGAATCTCCATATGCACCTTTAGTGCTAATTTTATCTCTTTTAGCTATTCGATCTTTTTCTGTTTTAATCTTTTCATTAAGTTTATCTAGTTTTGTTTTTTCTTTTTCTTTTCTTGCTTTTATTGCTTTAGCTTTTTTAGCACGTTTCATCTGTGACATTTAATTATCCTTTCTTGAGTTCCATAAGTCAAATAGACTTTTCACCTTTTCCTTGAGGACAATGATATCCC